CTCTTACTACCTAGCATCGGACCGATAGCCGTCCACTTCACGAAGTAGCGATCCCGTCTCAGACTGTAGAGCAAGCGGTAACGTGTTTGTCTCTCCGCACTCATGTCGTCTCTCCAATAGAAACCTTCACTACTTTGAGATCCTTGACAGGATAGGCTCGACGTTCCAACTCACCGAGCCATAGAACTTCGACGTAGCTCATCGTCTCGCTTCTAGCTATCGCCATGAATTCGATCTCGTGGCAGAACCCTTCCTCAACGCGCTTCCCGATCAAGCCCTTCTTCCAGATCAGGGTCACGTACAGTTTTCGACTTGGCATCCTTCTCCACCATCGCGACCAGCCGAGCGACCATTGCAGTCAGAGTCTCGATCTGATTCAAGATCCCTTCGAGCGTCGAGTGATAGGCTCCCGTCCCAAGATTCTCCAATCCGATGATGTTCTCTCGGATCTCTTCGAGCTTACCCTCAAGACGAAGAACACGCATTTCGAGGTCTGCGACTCGACCTTCGGTTACGTCCACAGTTCCATTGCCCGAATTCGAAGGAAGTCCTGCAACTCATCATCCAGAGCTTCATCGATGCCTTTGTCAAAGAAGCTCCGAATTCCGGATGGAAGATCGACCTTGTAATAAGCTCCACGCTGCCAAACGCCCGACTTGCCATCGGCGAGTTTCCCACCGTGCGTCTTGTCGTCTATGAGCCAGTAGATGAGCGAGCGCCACTCATCGAAGCCACGATCATAGACAAGCGGCAGCGTGAGCTTTCGACCTGGAGATCCGTACTTGCACTTCTGGATTCGGAAATGGATCTGCTGGCCGATCTCTCTCTGACCGTGCCTCATCTTCGCGCCCGGAGTCATCTTCACCCTGAGGCTCGCGTGATGCCGAACGGCCCGACCGCCCGGAGCAAACTCAGGATCTCCGAAGCCGCCGATCTTCTCACGCACCTGATTGATGAACAAGAGCCCGACGCCGAGGTTGGCCACATCCTGAGTGACCCGCCTGAAGCCCGCCGAGAGGACCCGAGGCTTATCAGCCAGCCCGGCTCCCTCATCGTACTCCTTCTGAGTCGGAGAGGCCGCTATCGTATCCCAGACAACCAGCAGAGGGGGCCTTCCCGCCTCAGGAATGGCCTTGTACTGGCGAATCAGTTGAGCGATGACCTCGAACCCGTCCTCGACGATATACGAGTCGTGCCAGGCGATTTTCGAGAGATCGGCCCCACACCGCTCGACGCTCTCCGGAGTCATGCTCGCCTCCGAATCGAGGACCGTGACCAGCGCCCCGATCTTCTGGGCTTCGGCGACGATTTGAGCCGCGAGCGTAGACTTGCCTCCGGACTCCGCTCCATAGAGTTCGGTGAACCGACCCATCGGGATACCGCCGTAGCAGAGTAGATCGAGCAGCGTATTTCCGGTCGAGAAGAAGCCCTTGATCTTGGCCAGCGGAGTCCCTCGAACGAGAGCCGTCTGCTTGAGACTCACGTTCGTCGCCTCGATCAACTGATCGAGCACATCCGGTTCCCTTACTCTCTTCTTCTTCTTCGTCGCCATCAGACCGTCCAGATGCAAATGAGACCGCTCACAAACCCAATGAAGAGAGCGACGATTGCTACGGCGGACCAAGTATCGACACCCTTCTCGTGCCTCTCCCTCAGAGCCAGCGAAGATCTGTGCCTCTTCGCGCTGGCCACATGAGCCGTAACCATGACGAAGCTCAACAGCAACAGCAGGAGCGAACTCAACAAGACCTTCGCTGCAATCCCCACGATTGTCATCTCATCGTCTCCACGGTTTCAGAAGTCCTAGAGGAAAGGCTCCGCTCGAATACTTCCTGAGCAGCTTCGAAACGATATCGTGGTCCACGGCGTCAGCCATGCTCTGAGCCGCCAGATCAAAGTCACCTTCGAGCGTCTGCCTGACCATCCTCTGAGCAGCGATCTCGGACTCGATCTCATAGATCTGAGCCCAGAAGTCAGTTCGCACGACTACCGCAGTCATCTCTTCACTTAACGGCGGCGGGACACCAGATTCCTCCATGCAGGCGTGCTCGAAGGCGCACTCCTCGCACACCCGACTAGGAACCTTGCCATAGTGCCCGTAGCATCTCCGAGCACCCAACTCCAGCGCTGTCCCCCGAGTGCTCATCGAATTACGATCCGAGTCCACAGCAGATCGAACAGTCTGCCGCAATGCCACGACCATTGGGAAAGCCACTCGAAGTCTCGTACATCGACCCGAGCGACTTTCCCACGAGTCTTCTTCACATCCATGCAACGTCAGAAGCCTCGGAGAATCAGTAGGGAGCTTCGAGGCCACTGTCTTCAGCGCATGGATACTCATACGCGCAATTCGCGCACACCTCTCTGTACTTCTTCGCCACCTTCGGGTACTGGCCGTAGCACTTCGGGCCGCCGACCTTGATGGCCTCCTTCGTCGATTGAGCATCGAGAGGCTTCAACCCGAGCGCCTTGATCGCTTCGTCAGGCGTCTCGACTTCCTCATCCTCTTCTTCCTCTTCCTCATCCTCAGCCTCTTCCTCCTCAGGCTCAGGCTCCTCCTCTTCCTCCTCTTCCTCCTCAGCTTCCTCTTCGGGCTCTTCCTCCTCGTCTTCCTCGGACTCAGGCTTCCGCTTCGCTCGCCGCGCCCCCCGTCGAGGCTTCTTCTTCTCTTCTTCCTCCTCCTCTTCCTCCTCCTCCTCTTCCTCTTCGTACTCGTACTCCTCATCATCGGGAGCGATGTACTTCCGCTGGAGCAAGGAAGCGGAGCCCGAAAGCCGCTTCAGATAGTCCTCGTCTGGCTCGGTGAAGATCTCATCGAGATCGAAGATCTGACCAATGGCTTCATCGATGTCGGCCTGTTCCTCGAACAGAGGCTTCGGCTTGGGCACGAGGCGAACGTCGTAGTCCGTATCGGAGAAGCCGGTCCCGGTGCGCTCGACATTCAAGTCATAGCCCTCTTCGAGATCCGTCACGTCGCCGATGTCGGGATCGTAGCAGAACTTCATGATCTTGTTGAAGACGCTCGGAGGCATCCCGCAGACCCAGACCTTCGTCGGCTCGTCGTCGAAGACGATCTTCCGCCCCTGGTCATCCCGCTTCGAGCGAACGATGACGTTCGTGTACATCCGAAGCCCCGGTCTCTCGCGCTTCAATTCGAGCCCGGTCTTGTCCTCGATCTGCTCGATCATCTTGCAAACCGGACACGCGATGCCCGACTCCGGGAACGTCTTCTCCGGACAGACAAGGCTGGTCGTCTTGGAATGATCATCCGGGTTCGGAATCCTCCAATGCCGGTAGACGGCGATACCCGGCACCTTGAGTCCCTTCTTCCACGGCGGCAGCACCCGGATCTTGTGAGTACCCTCATCCAAGTTGTACCACGGGATGTCCGGAAAGTCCCGGTAGTCGTACTGATCCACGAAGTCCTTCGCGGCCTGGGCATCGACCTTCCCGAGAACCCGTCTCGCCTTCTTCGCAGCCTGCTCCGGATCTGGCTTCTTCTTGCCGCCCTTCTTCTTGCCCTCTGCCCTCGGGAGCTTCTTCAGCTTCTTCACCTTCTTGGCCATGTCACTTCTCTCCTACTCCACAGGTTCGTAGGTCTGTTCGAACACAGACGCCTTACACGGATAGATCTCTCCTTCAATGCCCCTGATGATCCAATCTCCAGCCTCGCACTTCACCCAAGTATCATGAAGATGATCGTAGACCTCGAAGACAGAAGGCTCCCGACATTGAACGAAGCCAGACTGAATCGCGACTTCGAGATTCTCGCCTGAGAGTTGAAACGCTTCGATCTCTACAGGCTTCTTCCGGAACCTCTTCATCTGAATCATCAGTACTCCTTCCGATAGATCTCCTGCATCATCTCACCACGTCGAACGCACATCCACTTCAAGGCTTCGAGCAACTCGACGAAGCGCTTCATGCGATCCACACGAGCCTTCATCTTAGTGTAGTTGGAATCGTAGGCAAGTTTCGCCTCGATGATGTGCTGCGGTGTCGAACGACTGACTCTATCTCGTTTTTCAATGATCGAGTCAGCGACTCCAGCCCGGACCTCATCCAGCAAACCCTGAAGGTCATCGAGACGATTCGAGTACTTGAAGACGAGGGTGCCTAAGGTTGCGTCCAACTCTCCGGTAGTCGCGATCTCACGCGGCGGTTTCTGAATATCATCTGGCAGCGGGATGGCCTCGATGATACTGAGCACGAGTCCGCGATCAACTCGGTCCACATCCTCGAAGGATGATAGTAGCTCGCCCGCCGAGTGCAAGAGGTCTTTCGAGAGGAACTTTTTGTCACTAGACATAGGGAACTCGCTTCAATGCCCACTTTCCCATCGGTGTCACTCGCCAGATAATGACTCTCCGATTCGTGACACGGCTCACTTTCCTGATGCCGGTATCTTCGATATAACCTTTTCGAGCGAGCGGTGCGAATCTTGGACTGATAACAATCTGCTCCTTACCCAATTTTCCAGCGACTTCTCGAATCGTCTGAGGACCGTGATATACGAGGCAAGCGACAACCAGCACTTCGAGCGCTGCCGTTTTCATCCTTCTCGCGGCTTCTTTCGATGTGTCAGGATCAGAAAACCTCGCGAGAGCCCTTGACCCAAAACCCATCTCAAGTCTTCTGCTTCACAGAGATGAGATCCGAAAGCCGCTCAAGCCGGTCGAAGACGTAGGTATAGTTCCACTCTTCGCCACAGTGCTCGCACTTCAAGTTCACGCACAGTCCAGCACGAGGACCCTGCCTCATCTTGCCACCGCAATCCGGACAAGACATGAGACCCTTAGCTTCAGTCGCTCTCCTACGCTTCCGAATCTCGATTCGAGTCTTCGCCTTCTCGAACATACTCGTAAACGTAGCCTGAGCCTTTGCACACATCGCACTCCCATCCGCTTTCAGTTAGCCCACCGATACAGCACGAACACGATCTTTTCTCCCGGAGCCTGCCCTCCTTCATCCTGATCGGCATCTCAGGATAGAATCTCCGCATCCTTGCGAGAGGAATCAGCCAGTAGAGATTCTCGACTATCGGAACAGAAAAGGGCATGAACGAAGTGAGGATCACCAGTTCGTCGGTCGGCAGACAAGAGGAGAGTGGAAAAGAGTCATGGTCTGCTGCGAAGAAGTGGACTACGTTTCCTGTCGCTACATCCTCAAGGACAACGAACTCATCCCACGTCTCGATCCACGCTCCCGCCTCTTCTCTAAACTCTCGGATCATCGCCTCAAGCGGAGTCTCATCTTCCTCGACGTGACCACCGATCCCATTGAACAAATCCCGCTGCCACTCGGGTCGATTCTTCCGGATCAAGACGACCTGCTCGCCGACGAAGACGAAGCCGCAGACCATTCTCTTCAAGTTTGGCAATCCTCGATTCGAACTTCCTGGAGTCGAAATCTCCGGTCACCGATTCTGAAGATCATCTCGACGCCGAGATCCATCATTGCGATGATTTGTTCAAGATTCACGTCCGATCCAGACGGCGACGAACTAGGAGGAAGCTTCTTCTTCTTGAGTGGAGAGCCCTTCTTCTCTTCCGCACACTTCTCGCACAAACCCCCATAGAGCCCTCGATCATATCTCCTAAGATTGTGACATCCTTCCGTCTTGCACTTCCGAGCCGCAACCTCCTTTCGAGTGCTCTGAGCCAACTCATCGTCGAACGGACTCTGCCGGTTCATAATGACATCTCCACCTCGCAGCGGAACTTCCCTGCCGCGTCTCCGGCGTAAGCCTGCCGAGCGGAAAGACCGAAAGGAGTCCAGTCCTCGTCAATCCACTGGCGGACGGGAGTGAATTTCGCGCCATACGCGGGCCTCATCTGATGCTGTAGCTCCTTGAAGAAAGGCACCGGACCTTCGAGCACGAAAATCCTGTCATCGACCTTCCTGATGGACATACCGCCATCCCAACGACCACCGATCTGAGCTTCGACTTTGAGCGGGATATCAACCCAATCGAGCAGCAGTTGATTCTCAGGGGATTCGAGAACTCGTGTTTCCATCGCCGGGACGACGACATCCCAGACCTCCGGGAATTCCCCCGGAGCGACATCGACAATTTGAGCATCATGAAGGAAGCCGACAGGAATGCTCTCGAAATCACACAGAGCGCGATGAGTATCGAGGATCGCCAGGAGAGTGATATCGCTGGCCCCGCCCTGGATCGGATAGTTCTGGGCCTGCCTCTCGGCCTTGGCCTCCATGTCCTCGTGTCCGCTGTGAACATGGGGTAGAGGGAAGATTCGGCCTGTCGGGCTCGTGACATACTCGTACTTTCGAACGAACTTGTGCTGCCGGGCTATGTAATTTTCAATGGCGGGAAACCTCTCGAACAGGCGGTCTATGATACGTTGCGCTTCGAGTTCTGTCAAGCCGGTCGCCTTGGCGATGGCCTTGGCCCCTCGGCCATAGATCATCCCGAACACGACCGTCTTCGTGTGCCTCCGCTTTTGCTTCCCGTCAGCCGTCTTCTGCACGACTGAGATCGGGATGCCGTAAATTTCCGCTGTGACTGTCGCGTGGATATCCTCGCCCGACTCGAACGCCTGACGAAGTTTCGGATCGGCACAGAGCATCGCGAGCACCCGAAGCTCCAACTGAGACTCATCCGCATCGAGTAGGAGTCCTCCCTGCCCGTACCAGTAGCTCACGAAGAGCCGACGAATATCCGAGCCGTAAGGCAACGTGTGGATCGAGGGTTTTCGAGTCGAGAACCTTCCGGTATGTTGAACGTGAAGCTGATAGTCGGAATGAAGAATTCCATCCGGGCCAATGAACTTGTCCAGGCTGGTGAGATACTTCGAACGCAGATTCAGGATCTTCTTCGCCGACCGGAGATCGAGCAGAATTTTCCGGACCTCTTCCTTCTTTTTCCTTCTGGCCCACTCGATCATCCAGAGCAGAGCCTCATCCGACATCGAGGGTTTCCCTTTCGATGTGACGAAGCTTTGATTGGTCGGAATCTTCAGACAGCCATGTACGAGGACTCGGAGATGTTCGGGAGCGTTCAGATTCAACTTCTTCTGCACGAGAGATTCAGTAGCTCGGCCTGCCGGAGATCTTCGCACTCGGTCGAGGATCTCCTGAGCCCGCTGCCAATAGTCCTCCTTCAACCGCTCCCACTCTATATTATCTACTCGGTTGCCATGTCTCTCGAATTCGTTGAACGAGACCACGGCTTCGAGCAATTTTCGGAGGAGCAATCGACCTTTCAAATTCCTCTTGTACCGAGCCCGAATTTCTGGGACGAGTCTGTAGGTCGCCACAGCATCAATCCCGCCGTACTTAGCCAAGACCGGAAGAGGCACTCTGTCGAAAGTTTTCTGAGTCGAGGGGAACTTGTCCAGATAACTGTTGAGTTCCGAATCCCACGCTCCGAACTTCAGATGCTTCGAACCGAGGAACTTCAGGCTATGGCTCCCATCCTTTCCGTCGAGCAGGTAGCAGGCGAGCTTCGTGTCGTAGTGGAGTTCCCCCGGCCAAACATCGTACTTAGCAGTCACGAAGCGGACATCGAATTTTCCATTGTGAGTTACGATCCGGCAAGCTGAAAAGAGACGAGAGAGCAAGCCTCGGATCGCGAGTCGGTCGTAGCCCTCCATCTGGTAAGCCGGGATTCCGCTCGGTTCATGTCCTCGATGCTGAAACGCCACGAAGACGCCGTGCTTGTGATCTCGGGCGAAGCAAAGTCCAATGATATAGCTGTCGGGATGATAGGCGTTCAGCGCGATGGCTCGGGTTGGTCCTGAAGTCTCCGCATCGAAAGAGAGCCTCTCAATTTTTCCTTGCTCGGCCAGAGCGATTGTCTCTTCGGCCCACTCCCGAAATCTTTCGAGACTGGTGATCGTCTCGATCTTCAGGAGTTCCTCGGGATCTTTTGCTCCGACCGCTCTTCGATAGGCCGCCCGGAGATCTCCAACGAGATCCTCCATCGCGGCCCGGTTCCGGATCACGTAAGCCGGATGCCACGTCGGCATCACGGTGTAGGAGGCGTTCGCTGGAAACTGGCCATCGCCGACCGGGATCTCGATATCCTTGTAGACCCGTCCCCGGCGTCGAGAGATTTTGCCTTCGCCGAGGAAGAAGTCTGCTGCGGAGTTCCCGAGCGGAACGATTATGACAGGTCTGACTCGATCAATCTCGCTCCTCAGATAGCGAGAGCAGACCTCGATCTCTTCCGCGTTCGGAGCCCTGGTGCTTCTCCCCTGTCGCGGGATGCAACGAACGAGGTTGGTGACTCGAATATCTTCAGGTGGGATGAGAGCTTCTTCGAGAGCTTCGGTGAGGGTCTTGCCTGCGGGTCCGACGAACGGCTGATTGGCTCGGTCCTCCTGCAAGCCAGGCGCTTCGCCCACGAGCAGAAGTTTCGGTCGCTTCTCCGCTCCACGCGATGGAATGCACACGTGAACCGCGCCTCGCCACAGTCCGCAATCTGCGGAATAGTAGCAGAGCTTTTGCTTCAGCTTCCCGGTCTTCGGATCGGGATAGGGAGGCAGGTTCGATTTGCCATGTAGGTATCGAGTCATCCCATCGCCTTTAGGAGACTTTCTGTTGAGGGTTCCCTGTCTCAGCCGGTCACCCCCAACCCGCTGTTCTTTCCTCTCGCGTCACACGGCCCAACTAGCCCATCGATCCTCAGTCCATCGAGGAATGTCGGTACGCTCGCCCCTGCGGATTTAGTCTCCTAGCGGCTCCTCCATTTCTGTGGAACCTTACCGGGGCTCTCACACCGAACTCGTTGGAGACACCCAATCTGCGCTGGCCTTGTAAACCGTCCTCTTCTGGTCCTCGAAAGAACCTCTTGGTCCGCTGGAAGCGTCCGACTCTGAGCGAGCCTGTCTTGAACAGCGGGCAACGCGACGAAGAATCGGCTTAACACTTTTCACAATCGGGTTCCTCTCTAAACCTATCTCATTGTCTTTCCTCCTTGATTGAAAGGGACTCCAAAGTACACCATCACTTGAAGGAAAGCAAGAAGTCTCAATCTCCCTCCGGCCAGTCATCGCCATAGAGAGCCCTGAGCCTTTCGTAAGCCTTCCGAACGCGCTCAGCCGCAGGAAGGTGAGCCGGATGCTTCTCCGCCAACTCAATGACCGCCTCTGCCGTTCCCACAACAAGCTCGTTGAACAGACTAGCCGCCTCCAACCGTTGTCTGAGAGGCAACTCCTTCCAGCTTTTCATCACCCCGCCCTCTCGTTAAAGACGATGAAGATGAGAACGAAAGCTGCTCCTACGAGACCAGCCCAGAAGACACCGCAGTAGTACCAGACGAGACCGATGAGAGCGACCTCGACTACAAGCATCGAGATCAAGATCTTGAGTGAGTGTCTCTCGATCCACTCGGACAGCCTACTCATGATCATCCTTTTCGTTTGCTGCACACCAAATCCAGAAGTCGGGTACGGGCGACACTCTGCTCGCACCAGTACTCCCCATCCTCGGAAACGACTGAGTGCACTTGTTCGGACCGGAGAAGGATCTGCCGATCCACCGCATTCACGAACATCTCAGCTTGGTACTCCGGCTGGTTCCCTATCGTCACGGTCCACTGTTCTCGAAACACGTAGATCGGACTGTCGTCAATTGACAGC